CCTATCCTCTTCCTTATAGGGATAGGAACCTACAATTAGAACCTTTTTGTTGCCGTCACCAAATAGGCGAAGTTTGGGAGAAGCGCAGGTTTCATAGAGCTTGCAGACGCTACAGTTGTCGATTTTCGGTGTGGTTGTCTTGTCGGGGACAGTTTGCTGGTTGAAAAACGACATTATTTTATATTCCTAAAAATATGAGCAATTATATCCACAGTCCATCCATTGCCTATACATTTGTATCTTTGGGTATTGGATATAGTAGAAGTATAATTTTCTGGCAAAGTCTGTAATTGTTCACATTCCAATGGTGTTAATTTTCGTCTCCCATCCCCTTCAACGAGAAGATACTTAGATTCAGGCGATTGCGCCGCCAAGGCTGGATATTTAGAATAAAATATATTAGCCGCAGTTACATATCCATGTGGCAACCTATATAACATCTTGCCAAACATGATGCCCCTATCCTGCGGCTGTTTTACATCAGAAATATTTGTCCAATATAACCGCTTTCTATTTTGTGCGGATGCAAGAGAACTATTTATTTCTATTGGTTCTACTCCCAATTCTTTAGAGATAATATCCTGGTATTCCTTTTTCATTTTAACATTCTCAAGTAGAAAATACTTAGGATTACATTCCTTTAGAAGCCTCACATATTCAAAAAACAATTTACTTCTAGGATCATCAAAATTTAGTTGTTTACCTGCAAAACTAAAGCCTTGACAAGGACTTCCTCCAATAAGCAGATCGATCTTGGGCAAATCACTTCCATGAATGTTACAAATATCTCCTGATTGAATAGTATTTGGATAATTCTTCATAGTAACTTTAATAGCGTACTTATCTACTTCACTGGCATAATAAGTATCTACTTTTATTCCTGCACGTTCCAATGCCACTTGCCCACAACTTATACCATCAAAAAGACTTAGTACATTCATTCCGTAGCCCCGTATTCTATGAGAGAACCGCCGCATTCTTGATAATACCCAGCACCATCAAGGCATTCGTACTTTTTACAATGTAGAACTACTGGTTGTAGTCCGCCTTGAAATTTCGGCCTACCTACTCCTATAAATGTATTATTTTTCAAATGGTGTAGTATCATCATTTCTTGTGGAGGAATCAATTCTATATATCGCTTACAAAAACTTAAAGCGTCTATCATTTCTTTTCCTCCTTAAACTCTTCCATTCCCACCACTTGTTTCCCCAACTGACTATCCAGATAAAACCGCCCGATACTTAAATTCTGTAATATCACCGCTTGGTCGAAACTATCAACTTCATCCCGTGCCGCCAGAGTATCCAACCTCATCACCCCCGCCGCCTTTTCCTTCTTATTCTGATTCAACGCAACCAAGATACTAGCATGGGCAATCTTCCTCATATCCTCCGCTATGTTATCAAGGCTAATATCCCCGGTCATCCCCTGCCTATTCGTCTGGCTTGCCGTCACCACCAGTATATTCCTATTCTGTGCAATAGACCGTAGCTTCATCCAAATGTCGTTGATCTGGTGCCTGTACTCATTCCCCGCACCCTTAGACGGCTTAATGATATCCGCATAATCCACAATCACCACATCCGGCGCATATCCTTCATAATAATACATATTATCCAAATAGGCAACTATATCTTCAACAGTAGCAGTATACATAGGCAGAAAGATAAACTTACAGTTTCCACCACCATACGCAAGACGGAAACTATCAAGTCTGCCCTGAATAGGAATATCTGTCACCGCTTCCTTATTCATGGGGTTTCGCTCAATAGACCACGTTTTACCCTCTTCCTTTAGGTTTGGATCACCCTCTACATATTGTGGTGCAAAGTAGGGAATATTGTAAATACCACTATGCTTAGGAGATGCAGTCATGCTTTGCCATGCTCGCCGAATCATCTGCGGCTCACGCATCTCTAGGGTAAAATAGACTACATTACAGCCTTGGGACATAGCAGTTTCAGCGGTAAACAAAAGTGCATGGCTTTTTTGCCCCTTCGGTTTTCCGAGAAAAGCCATCATATCACCGCGCATCGGCTTACCTATTATGTTATCCAATGCCCCAGGAAACTTAAAAACGTACTCATGGGTTTCATTAAAGGCGGCACTAATCTTAGAAGCATCACTAAGTATATCCGCTCCATCACCTTCGGGAAGCCCTACACGGGTAAAATTGGCTATAGACTGCTCACCCTTCACCGGATCATGGAGGGCTATAGCTTCTTCTATCTTTTCCTTATGAATCTCTAGTGAACGTAGCTTGATATACTTTATGGCTGTATCTACGTTGTAATTACTATTGGTATGCTCTTGCTCGTCACTAAGCGATTGAAGGAATGAAGCCACTGACTCCATTTCCTCCTCATCAACTAAAGATGATTGTTTCTGTAGGAATATATCCTGTATAAGGGCATTGGGTACATCTTCATACATATCCCAATATTCCTTCACCCAAGCGGACACAACCTTGGCATAGCGTGTCTTGAAGAACTTGGGCTGAAGGATAGGAAGCACTTTTTGAGCAAATACCTTGTCGGTGATGAGATTAGTGATTATGGATCGTTCTTGATCCATGTTGATTTTAGTTCTTACCATATATCCTCAGATGCTAATTGTGGCTTCCATTTATATTCAGGATTGCTATCTGTGAACATTTTATTTATTTGTTCTATCCTTTTCTCACTAGGCCGTATCTGTTCCTTGCATTGCCTACATGAGAACGCTTCATAATAAGCCTCTTCTCTATTCAAAAACTGCATCCTATCATTTATAAAACCCTGAGTAGCCCCAAAATGTTTTTTTCTTGCATCTTCATAGTCCATACCCATTTTTTGATATATAGTCATTATATTAGAGAAGACATCCCCATGCCGTTTACCTACAAAAATTGAACCATTTTTGAGTTTAATCGCCGAAGCAACTATCATTTATTCCCCACCCGCCTTAAAACTATACACAGGCTTTACAAACTCTACGGTATCAACTGTCTCCACAATGTTCTGAAGGATAATATCCTTGTCCTTGTAAGCATCTGGGGATTCGTCCAAAGTTCCCTTATTGGCCGTAGTTGTATACACCCCCGCTTGCTTCATATCCTCCTGAAAATAGTCTACATCAAGCATTTCCTTAGCCTTAGAACGAGATAGTATACATCCTGCCCCATGCGGAGCGGAATAATTATACTTCTTATTTCCCTTGCCCACACAAATTGCCAGCCCATCCCTCATGTTAAAGGGAATAATTACTCGCTGACCCTCATGTGCAGGAGTAGCCCCCTTGCGAATCATGCCGGTTTCATCAATGAAATTATGACGAGACTCGATTGAATCTATAGGCTCCTTACCTAGAAACTTCTCTAGCTTGTTCATCATAGTCTCACGATTGATGCTTGCATACTGAGAGCCTACAAGCTGGTCGTTGATATAATCCTGCCCCTCCGGGGAACCCACTACAAGGAAGGGGATACCTTGTGTATCCGCACCCCACATAGCACACAGCTTCTTGGCTATTTCGCCGTGATACTTCGCAATCTGAAGTCCGAAATTACGGGAACCTGAATGGATAGTTACCCACAGCTTTCCATCAGCCCCGTAGCCAGCCTCAATAAAATGATTCCCTCCTCCAAGAGTGCCAATAGATCGTGAAGCCCTAGCCATATCCATTCCGATCTTCTTCACGATATGGCTATAAAAATCCACTCCCGAGAATACCTTATCATTTACACAAAATCCAGAGGGGATATTATTCTTAATAAACTCATCAAATGCGGCAGTATCAAAATTATCAATATCAAACTTTCGAGAAAGCATCCCACAACCGATATCGACCCCCACCACATCTGGAATAATGCGCCCATTCATCTGCATAGTGAAGCCAATACATGATCCTGCACCAGCATGACAATCCGGCATAATAGCAATGTATGAACCGGTGAAGGAAGGATTGTTCACGAATCCTTGAATCTGCTTACGAGTAGTGTCATCAATATCATCAATCATTACATTGGCAAAATTGTACTTACCTTTAATAATCTGCATACTACACTCCTATATTGAAAAGATAATTGCTTTTGTATCTTTCTAGCCCCATATCTTCTTCAGGTATGTTCAATTCTTCCACTCTGTTGTTATGATCTATACATACATCCAGGCAGTTCTTTTTGCATATAGGATCATTATGTATGTCTATTCTGTCAAACCAATCCTTTCGTTCCCTTCGTATTTGCTTCAAGGATTTTCCATACACATCCCCGATAGCCTTTCCCTGTTCCCGCATATAAATCACACAGGGAAAATGCTTCCCATGTAATACAATCATATCATCCTTCACTAAATGACACATACGGCAATCATGTTCCCGAATACCCCGAACATGCCTTCCTTCTTTAATGTGCTGAAGTCTGTACTTTAATATCTTGTACTTGGTCTGCACATCAATATTAAGTAGATGATTTGATTGCGCCGAAGGAATGATTCTAATATCAGATACGCCTAGACCTGTAGCATAATCTATAATTTTGGTAAGTTCCTCATTGTTCTGCTTATCTAGCACAACCCCCACAGAAACATAAGTGATTCTACTAAGCTCCCTAATTACCATACTTATATGGTCAAAATGGGAAGTAGTTCCGGCCATAGTATCCGCTGTAGAAGAACAACAGGCATCCAATGAGATGGAAAAATCATTCACCCCCGCCTCGTGAAGTGCATAGTAATACTCCAAATTAGCACTACCATTAGTAGAAAGTGCTATACGCCCAATACTGGGCTTGGTTTTAGTGTACTGCACTAATTCCAACAAATCCTTCCAAACAGTAGGCTCCCCACCAGAGAATCGAATATTATGAAGATTTCCGCTGGCCCAAATATCCACAACTTCTTTAGCCTGAGCAAGTGTCAGATCACCTTGAAGTTCCTTGACTATGCCTCGGCAATAGGGGCACTTAAAATTGCACCTATTAGTAAGGATAAGCTCACATCGTTGAAGATCACTTTCCCAGGAGACATTTTTTGCTCTCTTATCAGAAAGAGTATAGAAGCCTATGTCTTCAAGTTTCATCACGCACCTCTTATGCATATAATACTATAAGAATCCTCATTAGTCAAACAATTTATCCGCAACCTTATTATCCAACACCTTAGTCACGATCTGATTCTTATTCTCCAATATCTCTGCAATCTTCTCTTCGGGGCTTTCCTTCCCTACCAAATAATACACCGTAATCCGTTGCTTCCCATCCCCCGGCAAGAACACCCGCTCCTCTGCCTGTTCCGCATCACCTGGATTGAATGGCATCTCTATAAAAGCTACTGTATCCGCCGCCGATAAGTCAATACCCACATTCGCACTAATCACTTGTCCCACAAAAAGCCGTATTTTAGTGTCATTCTGGAACTTGTCCTGCCGTTCCGTTTTCTTCTTGTTATCTATACCGCCATACACCAATACTGCTTTCTTCTTGAATTCCTCATAGATTCGCTCACATATCTCCCTATGCCATGCAAAAACCACCAATTTCTCACCACTATCAAGATAATCAGCAATCCAAGCAATCTTCTCCTTTAGTTCCTGTTCCCTATTTTCAGTATCATCTTTGGCAAAAGATACCACAATCCGTTGCTTCACGGGCAGATCGGTTAGAACATCTTCCTTCCGCCGCCTAATCATATACGGCGATATTTTTGCTATAAGTTCCTCTGCATTAGATAAGCCTTTATAACCCCATTCATTAGCATAGTAATCCCATTTAGGATCGCAGAAATGCTTATTATACTTATTCTGACTAGGGAATTCCTTTGGAGCAACCGCATTAAGTGAAGTCCAAAACTGAACTGGACAAGATTTGATAGCCGTCCCACTAAGTAGGATTTTATGCGGGATAAGTTTACATAATTCCATAAATGCTTGTGTACGCTTGACAGGAACCTTAGCCTTGAGCTTTGCACTATACATCTTGGTATTACACAAATAATGGGACTCATCCATTATCATAATATCAAACTTCTTTTCCTTCAATGCCTCTTTCCAGTCATAGAGAATATCATAATTGCAGATTACAAATCTAACATTTGCGTTTACTAGAGGGTATGATGTTCTGCCATAAAGAGTTATGGAATAATCTTTTGTCCATTTATTTGCTTCCCGTTCCCAAACTATTTTCACATTAGACGGACAGCAAATCAAAATTCGTGTAAACTCTGGATGTTGCATACAATAAGATAACGCTGTAAGTGACTTACCTAACCGTGGAGCGAACCCCACAATACCATTCCCATTTACCGCTTCAAGGAACTCTACCCCTCGTATCTGGTAGTCTCGTATCTTATCCGGCAATAGGGCGTGGTTGATTTCCTTCCGTGGCGTCTCGGCAATAGTAAACGTAGGTGTTTTATCCCATATCTGCTTTACTGCCAGTGAAGGAACAAACCCCGCATCAAGGAGTTTATCCATGTTGGCTTGAATTGCTAATGCCGTCCATTGCTTATTCACTGCATCAAAATTCCGTCCCTGTAGTGATCGCACTATATTTAGGATATAGGTAAAGTCACTGCGAGGGACTAGGAACTTGATGATAAGCAGATTTTTGGAATAGTCTAGGGATTTCAATTAAACTCCATCAGATAAAATTGCATTGCCACAAGTAATTCTACTCTCATCTTCTTCCTTACTTGCAATAAAAACCAGCGTCTCAAACCCTGCCGCTTTTAGATTAGCCTCGTTTTGCTCATAAGGGTATGATTCTGTGTAATCTCCATTAGTTTTAATGCCATTAGAGAGCGCCGCAGTAGTTTTGTGCATAGGGGTAAGTTTACACACAAACCGATTAGGGGGGAACAACTTAGTCAGTCGCACGGCATCTATTTTATATCCCGCGATTGCGAAATTAAGTGTATACTTTCGGCCTATTGGATCAGGCATGTTAGCCATAACTTCTGCGACAGCATGCAGAGGAAGTGCATTGCCATTAAACATAATCTCGCGCTCATCTTCATCCGTGGAATTTATAGACAGTTGAAGTCCTGCTTCTCCATTGTAATAGTCATTCTTTATATGGCACCAAGTTCGTATAAATGCAGACAAATCTTTATTACACATGGGCATCATAGTAGATACTACTGGATGAACGTTAAATGTTCTATAAATCTGTTTAGTTATAATAGCATGAGCAATAACATCCCAATTCCAAGTAGGTTCCCCCATTCGAGCATAATGAATGTTAAATCGACCGCATTGTCTAACTTCAGGGTGAGTAGCTACTACTGTTTCAACTTCAGCCCGCAAATCATCTAGGGAAGCATTGCGTCCAGACCCTACTTTTGGAACGTCACAAAACTTGCACCCCATAGAACAGCCATACTGAGTGGATATTGTGCATACCCATTTTTCGGAGAATGGAAGAAGGGGACCGTGATCCACCTTTTTATGTTGATTCAAATTAACTGCTTGTCCGTAATCCCCAAGCGAAAGACACTCCAACTTTCCTCTCTGACCATCAATTATTATAATCTTCCCGGTAGGGACGTTAATAGTTTTCATTTCCCTTCCTCCATATCCTTCCAGTCTCGCCTCATAGCCAGTTCCAACTTCAAGTGATAGTCAGAACATTCCGCCAGGGCAGTATTCAAGGCCGCCAGAACCCTATAGAATGAACTGTCCACAGGAGCCTCCATGCCGTTGAATATTTCTCTAGCTTGGCCTATAAGGGCGGCGGCTTCGTAAACTTGTTCGTTGGCGGTGAGGTAGGTGTCAGACATTATTTAGGCCCATTCCTTCATCATAAGCTCTCCTATAAACAGAGGGAAGTGCTCCTCCGGTCCTTTATACATAATTTCCATATAGTCATTATAACAAGTGATATATCCACGATCATCCTTCACATATTTAATATATGAGCAATTGGCTCCCTTGTATGGATAAATCATATCTCTGATCTCTTCCATTTTCATCCCCTCCATTGGGATATTCCTAATCTACTACCATCCCTAATCTAAGTCAAGCTCTTTCCATATTAAAATCTGGAATTCAAACTTCTAGTGATTATCTCAGAATCATGTTCAGAATCCGACTTCTTTTTTAGAGAAACAGATTCCCCATAACAATACGCCCCCAAATTACTAGGCCCCTCATCATTGTCATATTGATAGAACTGCACAAATCCAGCAGATTTTGTGGAGTAATTTCCTACTGAATCATGCCCCATATGCAAAGGAATGATCCTAAAATCATCATTTTCATCCATTACATATTTCATCTTTGACCCGAGATAATTCCTCTGTTGTTCCATTTCATCCCTCCCTTACTAAGATACTGCGAATATAATAATACAATCAGTCTAAGTCAAGTTCTTTCCTTATTTTCTGCACATATTCTTTTGGGATGCTCCCAGGATCGTTGTTCCCTCCAATATCTATAACTTCAGGATGTCCCCCCAAGGCCGCCACCTTCTCTGCTAATTTCATAGCTCTTTCCTGCGCCTTTTCCTCGGGATCGAACATAATATATGCTTTTTCATATATAGCAATTTTCCTACATTGTACTTCAGTAGGCATAGTCCCCAACGTAGCCACAAATGGGGGTCTCATGTTCAAAGCATCAAATACGCCTTCACAAACCCCAACGACATCCCCTTTTACCTTATTTTCCCCATACAATATAAACTTCGGGTTCACTACACTTTCTTCCACACTCAAAGTCTTATACCGTAAAACTTGCTTATTTGTGTAATCCCGTCCCTGGAATGAGACAAGTTCCCCATCTTTGTCATAAATGGGAATTATTATGCGATATTTCCAATCCCCAAGCATCCCCGTCCCGTATATCCCATAATCCCTGTTAAGCTCATCAGGATTGAAGCCCCGGCGTTTTAGGTACTTCCTATGCACTTCCTCCATAGAACCCGCTGGAAGCTCAATTTTCGTGCCTAGAGCGACTTTTTTAGGCACAGAAAGCAATGAACTTGAACCATCGTAGTCCATCATGGCATTATTCAGTTCATACCAGGATAGGCCGGTCAATTCCATGAGAACTTTATCTAGGGGATGGCTTCCACATTTCCAACAAAAAGCATGAGTGCCAGTAAGGGGAACGCCTAAATGGTAGCCAGAATCATTGCAATACGGGCAACAAAAGGCCATCCACCCTTTGGATACGTTTTTACCGGATAGTTC